TTAATCTTCTTTAATATAAATGCTTTGTTTTCGTCCGTTAACATATTAAGATGAGAATATATCGTTTTCTTTTAATAACAATTGAGCTTTCACATACAACATTTTTTTTAAATTTTTTATTTGTTTGTAACCCGCTTTTCTTCCTTTTTCGCTCGTTTTAAATCTTAACATCTGAGCCACTTGATCATCGCTAAGATTATCTATAAAAAACATTTTATAAATTAAAAAATGCTTGTCACTTAAATGAACTCTCATTAGTTCATGGAATTTATTTTCTGCCTTTTTGTAATCGTAGCTTATAGTGGACTCAAAATTCATAAGATAATTTTTATGATTCTCTAAGCTAACTGTAATTTTAATATCGTAAGCAGATTTTTTTACTTTCTCCCACTTAGCGTATAATGGACATTCATTACATTGTTTGCCGCTGGTTGTAAAACCACATGACATTTCTATTCCAGAATCACCTTCTTTATTTTGATTAAATGGGCAAGACAAACAAGGACGCGCAAAACTTGTATAATTATTACGTATGATGTTTCTAATTTGATTCGTGACTATGCGATTCACCCAAGGTTCAATCGCTCTCGATTGATCCCATAGATGCCATTTTTTATATATATGAAGTTTAATGACTTGTTCTATATCTTCAAAATCAAACCAAGTAATCGCTTTTAACTTCCACTTATTTCTGCGCTTTTTGATTACTTGGTCAATAATCTCATACATGTCTTCAAATTTTTTCTTTTTACTATTCATCTATGTCTTGCATTGGGCGCGAACTACACTCCTTCAACGACTGACTTAAAAATTCTTCTTTAGTAAGTTTTTTATAATTGGAATTCGGTCTTGAATTTATTCTTTCACTTGGATCGACTGGAGGAGCGTTAAATAAATCTTTTCCTAAATATTTATTACCTGCTGGTTTTTCTATTTCGTATGAAAGTTTCGATGGTCTAACGAATACAGTGGGAATACCATCTTCATCGACTTCTGTATTTTGTTTGCGAGAGGTAGATCTCGATTGTAGTGAGTTTTGTAAAGTCGGTTTACTGATGTTTGCAAATCCTCCCAAAGAAACCCCACAGTTAGTACAGAATTTAGAGCCTTGGGCATGTTTTGTTCCGCAACTTGAACAGTAAATATTACTCATGGTTATTATATCAATGAATGTTTGTTTTATCTAATCTCTTAAGAGAATGAACGATGTATTTAAGAATTTCACTACGCATGATATCTTCTTCATTAAATTCAAAACAATAAATACCCCTTTCTTCGCTTTCTTTATTATTAAATAAATCATAGATTTTCATAAAACCAGATTTGTTTCCGATGTCTGATTGCATAGCGTCTCCGCAGATAAACATTTTAGTATTCTCGCCAATACGAGTGAGAAGAGTAATCAACTCCTTGCTGCTATAGTTCTGAGATTCGTCTGCAATAATGATCTTCTCGTTCCATGTAGCACCTCTTAAGAAGTTCACAGGCAAAGCCTCTATAATACCACTAGTTTCAAGATATTTTGATTGAGACATGGGAATAAGTTCATCCAACTTATCATACAGTGGTATCATAAAAGGATTAAACTTTTCATCTACAGTTCCAGGCAAAGAACCTAAGCCTCTTTCTCCAGACTCGACGATTGTTCTAATGTATTTGATCTCGTACTTTGAATTCATATTTAACATATGCAATGCACAATAAACAGCCAAAAATGTTTTAGAACTTCCGGCAGGTCCATTAATAAAAACAATTTTAGTATTTTTATCAAAAGCTATTTGAGTAAAACTTTTTTGCTTATCCGTTAAATTAAAATTCTTAATTGTTAATTTAGTCGATTTAAAACTATTATTTGAGATAATGTCGTTCAGATCGTGTTTTTCTTTTTGAATTTTTTTCTTTTTGATTGACATACTATAAATAAATTTACACTATTATATATGGTTTTTCACTGTTTGAGCGTTCCTTACTCGCCTACTAGAAAAGATGTTTCATTATGTGCTTTTGTGCAAAAAGTTTATAAGTTTTGCGACGAAATGACTAAAAGGGGTCATACTGTTTATCATTATGGTCATGAAAACTCTATTGTTAATTGCACAGAACATATTAATGTTACTAATAATGATATATTAATTAATAGTTATGGCAACTTAAATGATTGGAAGACCAAAGGTTTTAATCAAGACGTTAACACAGAAGCTGTTAATATATTTAATAGCAACTGTATTATTGAATTAAACAAAAGAATAAAATCAAGTAATGAATTTATATTATGCTGGTTTGGGTTCGCGCATGAACCATGTGTCAAACACTTTTATAATAAAGCTATAGTAGTAGAACCAAGTATAGGTTATGATAGCATGTTTGCGCCAATTAAGATGTTTGAAACAAATAGTCAAATGCATAAAATGCACGGGTTTTCTAAAACATATGTTGAATTAGGATGCGAATACATTGTTTATCCCGGCTTTGATCCTGACGACTTCATATACAAAAAAGAAAAATCAAATACAGCATTATTTTTAGGCAGAATTGTTGAAGAAAAAGGCGCACAACTTGCTTATGACATCTGCAACCATGTCGGACAAGATATTATATTTGCAGGACCAAACATCTTGAATCTTAAAGAGACTAAACATTGTAAATTTGCAGGATTCGTTGGTCCTATTGAACGAATGAATTTACTAAGCGATGCAAAATTTTTATTCGCTCCTTCGTTGTTTATGGAGCCATGTAATTGGACAGTTATTGAAGCTCAATTCTCAGGAACGCCTACCATTACAACAAATTTTGGCGGCTTTACCGAAACGGTATTACAAGGAGAAACTGGATTAAGATGTTCCACTACAAACGATATGATTTACGCCACTCAAAATATAGATAAGATTATCAATCCTGAAAATTGTTATAAAAACGCTAACTCAAAATTTACAATTAAACATCAGTGTGATTATTATGAATATATTTTTTGCAACCTATCTTCAATTCAAACAAATCAGATGCAAAAAACTTTTTAAAAATTTTATTTACTAGTCGTGTTTCGAAATACATTAAAAATTATTGTTAACTTTGCTAGATATAATTATTTCTGAATAATAATCTCCACTGTAAAAATAAGAATTTGTAATATCTACTGCATCAACACTATGAATTTTCAAATCTAGTTGAGGATCTATAGAAAGTTTTTTTAAAACTTCGTTTATCTTTTGTCGAGTGTAAGAGCTATTTAATAAATGAAATTCACCAGAGAATTTTTTAACATGTTGTTTTAATAATTTATAATTCAATTCATTATCAAAAAAATCCATTTCCGCACCTTCAATATCAAATTTTAAAAAGTCAATTTTTTTATTTAATATTTTAATTAAATCAACAAAAGAAATGCTAACTACTTCTTTAGAAGGCGTGTCATGAAAAAAGGGTTTACAATCATAAATTTTTTTATTATCCGTTACAAAGCTATTTATAAGAACAGGATTATTGTTGTTATTTAAATTTTCATAAAAGTCTTTTAGGCAATCGATACTACCATCTATACCAATATAAGTTATATTTTTATGCAAATTTTTAAAATAAAAATAACCTAAAGAACATCCTAAATCTAAGACTAAATCATTTGGTTCTACTTTTACATTTAATTCATATTGATTGTGGTCAAAAATTTCAACCGCAGTGTCTTCAATAAATTTTTTCATTAATTGCCGACAGTTTATACTAAAAGTATTTTTTTCTACACCTACCGTTAAAAAATTATTCATAAATAAATTTATATTTAAAACTCATATCACACTAACACCTTTTTGACTTACAACTTTACTGGCACATTTATTTGCAAATTCTATAGACGCTCTAATATCTTTATTCTTAGCGTACTCGACAATCAAGCCAGCAAAAAAAGAATCTCCAGCACCAGAGACATCAATAACTTCTTGCTGTTCAACGGGAAATGGCTCATTAAGATAATAACATCCATATTCCCCACATGTTTTTATTATTTTATTGTTAAGTTCTTCTGTTATAAAATTTTTAGATCTTTCGTATTCATGACTATTAATTTTTATAAATTTTACTTTATTAGCCCATGAACCCAATATTTTTTTTGTATCTAAAAACACAGAGTCGTGATTTGAACTTATAGTTACAATATCTTCCTCAGTTAAGAAACCTTTATCATAATCTGAAATGACTATGTGATCATAATTATAATTTATTGAATTAATGTTTATTCTCTTTATTTCTTCAGTGGAATCGACTCTAAAAAACATATGATTTGTGCTTTTATGCACATATCTAGTTTTAGTAATGTTATGCCAGTTTTTATTTGTTAATAAATCACAAGATTCTACAATAGATTTTATGTTTCTATAAACATTTTTTGCCATACCGGGATTATCATTTTGATCGATAATTTTTAAAATCGGCACTGGCTTGTCTGGACACATTCTGCTAGACGAACAATAAATATGAACATCCCTGCAACTATCACCTATTACTAAAATTTTCTTTTTCATTAGAATTTACTTTTTCTTTCCACAATCATAGACGGTCTTCTAGAATATAGAGCTTTTTTGTAAGCCGTTAGTAACTCTGGCCCAGTTTCAGGAACGTAAATTGGAAAAGACACTAAATTTCTAAAGCCTTCTGTAAAGTTTTGAGAATGAGTGGGACCGGAATAGAATGGACCACTATCAGCTACCACTGTTCTAAATATTACTGGACACTCATATTCGCCATGAGATATTCTTTCGATATGATTAGCGTGATTAATAATAGCGTCTGCGGCTACCAACATAAAATCATGTCGTTCATAATAAACAACTGGCCGGAAACCCTCGAAAGACATTCCGATAGCAAGCCCCGCCATAAGATTTTCTGCAACAGGGGTTTCAATTTTTTTGCTATTCTCCACGTTGACAAGATTGCCCATAGCATTTCCATATTTAACATTATAACCAATAAACACAGAATTAGCCTTTCCAATTTCTGTCATAGCTTCTGTTACTGCATTCTTAAATGAAATATTTGGATCAATATCAAAAGACGGTATTTCTTCTGGAAGTAAATGCGGAAAATATTCAGCATCAGTCTTTTGCTTTGTTTTCTTCAAGTCAATAGCATCATCAATTCTAGCGTGTGGATAAGTAATATCATATTCATATCTCATTACGGATGAAGGCATGATTGGATAGCCCGCCATTCCCCATCGCTCGTCTTTCGGAGTGCAGACAGATCTATTGTTGTCTTCCACAATAAACTTACATGGTAATTCAAACCCAGAAACATACCTTGCTGCTTCGAAAAGATGCCCAGAATCTTCTGTGCCATCACCCACAAAACACCACACCTTTTGAGAAGACCCTTTGCGCTTTAGAGCAAGAGCGATTCCAGCAGCAATAGCTGGAGTTCCCCCAATGATAGCCGACGTAAAGAAATTTCGCTTTCTGTCGTAAATAAACATGCTTCTGCCATCAACAATTTTTTGTTTCAACTCTTCTGGTGGAATTCCAGCTAACAATGCATGATAATGATTTCTATGATTTGAAATCACATAGTCACCATCTTTAATGTCTTTAAATATTTTAATTAACTGATCTTCGTTTCCGCCTGATAGATGAAAAAGAAATGGAAGCTTACAATCTTTATATAATTTAATTATATCGTTTTCAAAATCAATTAGCCCTTGCTTAGAGATATGGTTCATATTTTTATTAAAATTCTACCAGAAGTTCCAGTCATTAATTTAGTTACAGCCTCATTTATACTGTCTAAATTGTAAAAATCTGTGATTATATTATCGACGTTTATAACTTTGTTCAAGTATAATTTTATATACTTTGGAATGTCTACATCTGGATCAAAACCTCCAGCTTGAGTTGTCTTAAAAGATAACCCTTTAGTGGAAAAAAAATTTATTGGACTTGTTATGACTAATGAAGAGTTTTGTTTTGGTTGGGAAACAAATATACATCTTCCTTGTTCAGATAAATAAGAAATGCATTTTGAAACAAGATCTAAATTTCCTGTTGTATCTATGATACAATCAAATTTTTTATACTTATCAAACAACTGATTTAAAGAATCGATATGATAAAATTCGCCACCATTTTTTATTGTAAGCGACTGTTTAGATGCGCTAATATCTACCCCAACAATTGGACTGGCATGTGATAATTTAGAAGCAAAAATACAATTAAGACCAACACCACCACATCCAAGAATTAACACGCTTTCTCCAAACTTAATATTAGCCTCGTTATTTACCACACTTAACCCCGTAGAAAGTCCACACCCTAGTAAAGCGCAAAAATTATTAGACAGATCGTTATTTACTTTTGTCATTCTATTTTCTGAAACTATAGAATACTCTGAAAGCGTAGTCAATTTTGCTCCAGATATTTTTTTATTATTCCAATTGTATATTGGAAAGTCAGATTCTACTCCAGAACCCTTGCGCCAATGTAAAACTACTTTATCTCCAACTTTAACTTTATTCACTCCTTGGCCTATCTCTTCAACAATACCGCAACCTTCATGACCTAATAAATGAGGCATGAATTTTTCATTATTTTTTAAGCCAGCGATTTCTTGCAATTGAGCGCCGCACAAACCGCTTACAATATTTTTTACTTTAACTTGACCAAAAAAAAGTTGTTCCGGTAAACTTATATCATCTACTATCAGTGGTTCATTTTTTTTAACTAAAATAACAGCTTTCATACATTATTTCTTAAATCTATAGAAGACACTGTATAATCTTCTTTAGACTGCAACAAGTCAACAATAAATTTTGAAATAGTTGATGGTTCCATTAAAGAATCATAGTTTGATCTATTTTTAGTTATATTGCTTTTCATACCACCAACAAAGCAATCTATAATTTGAATTTTTGATTTTTTTTGATTGATTGATAACGATGCTCCAAAACCGGCAAGACCGTGTTTAGAAGCGCAATAAACCGACTCTAAATAGTTTGGTTGTTTTCCAGCTATTGAATTTATATTTATTATTTTTCCCGATTGATTCGTTTCTATAAGATGTTCGTACAAATATTTTGACAACAAAATTGGACTTAATAAGTTAATGTTTATCAAATCGATCACGCTTTGATCAGTTAAAGTGTTTAATTCTCCATTGATATAAATACCTGCATTATTTATTAAATGAGTTATATTATTTTTTTTAATGTAATCTTTTATTAAATATAGATTTTTAGGATCACTAAAATTGCATAAAATATTCTTTTCACCCAGATCAATAGAATTTGTTTGAGTGTAGTAATTAAAATTTCTTTTTTGAAATTGTTTTAAGAACTCTTTTCCTAAAGATCCAGAAGCTCCACTTAATAAAACATTCATTTTATTTTAAATTGAGATCTTTTATTAATTTATCTATTTTTTCTTTTACCATTTCAAATGTTATTGATGACGTACACTCAAAATTTTTATTTTTAGGACAAAACATCCAGTCGCCCCTATCGAATTCATAACCTTTTTCAGTTGTACATCCATGACAAACATTAGTATTTGTGACTCTATAAGGAGTAAAAAATTCTGTATTCTCTTTTGAAATACCTGAAATTAAAACAACAGGCTTTTCTAATGACCAAGCTAACCAAGATAAACCGGAAGTCAAGCCAATAAAGAAATCGCAAAAATACAAATCGTTCATTCTTTCTTGTAAAGAAAGATCACCAGTTTTATTCACACATCCTTTAGGTATACAATTCATTTTTTCAACGTTTCCGTAATACTCTTGTTTATCTATACATACGACATCGTAACCAATAGATTTCAAATAATCAACCGTTTGCTGCCATCCGGTAGGGTTATTCCAATATTTGAATTGAGCGGTAGAATGCGTTGCTATACAAACGTACTTTTTATCAAAGTTATTCTTGAAAGGTTGTGTAATATTTAATTCTGGTCTTTCTTCTTTATGATAAACCTTTAAAGTATCAGACGCTATTTCTTGCAGATTTTTTGTGTTGTCTAATTTACTGCAATCAAATTTTAACTCATAAATTTCACCATCATTAGAGATTTTATTTTTTTCATTATAATCGTGAAAATTTAAATTAGGATATTTAACTTCAAATAAATTTTTATAAGGCGTAAAATAATCAATTTTAATATTATTTTCAACAGCAAGACGATTTACGACTGGAGTCCAAGCTAACGTATCTCCCAGGCTTCCAGATTCATTTATTACGTAAACTTTTCTTTCATTAGATTTTTCAAAATTAAAAATTTCTTTTGTAGTCAAATTTTTTACTATTATTTTAACGTTTTCAGGAGGCTCTTGTTCAGAAGCTGCCCACATATTATTCGTTAATAAAGATTCGTAAAAAGTCTTGTTATTTGATTTATTAATAAACGATGCAATATATTTGCAATAATTATTTCCAGATATTTCTATTTTTACTGGTTTACTAAAATCTGTAAAAAACGAATTTTCTGCATTCACAAAAAAAGAACTAGAGAAATCTTCGGCGGCATTCTCCGAACTCTCTTCCAAATCATCAAGGTGCTGTTCATCAATATTTAATGAAGGCAAAGCGAAAATATATTGCAAAAGATTATCGTCTTTTATAAAAGAAATATTTTTATTATTTTTGTAGTTATCTCTGTATACATCTAAATCGCTTATAAAACATTTCATATCCCAAGAAAGCGCCTCTTTTATAGAAATTGGATTTAATTCTTGCAATGATGGCATAATAAACAAATCCATGCAAGACATAAATTTTTGCACATCGCTGCGCTCTTCCCAAATCATGCAATTTTTTTGATTTCTATCTATATCACATTCATCAATATAACATAAATTGCCAATAAAATGAAAAATAATTTTCTTATTTAAGAAGTTTTTAGCTATATCGAATGTGAATTTTTGATTTTTATTTTTATGAAACAATCCGACTTGTAAAACATGATAACAATTAGGATCTAAACCTAATTCTTTTAAAGTGTCACCTCTGTTTGGCCGGATATTAAATGGCAATTCCATTTCTACAATTTTCTTTTCTATGTTTATATTTTTAGATAATTTTAAATGATAGTCGGAACAAAACCAAAAAGCATCAGGCATATAAATTTTTTCTTTAAAATCAAATTGTGAAGTATGACATGTCTCTAATATTTTATAAACCCTATCTTTTTTATACAAGAATTCAAGAAAATCTTTAGACATGGGTTTTATAGCAAATTGCTCTGGTAAATCATTTAAATGAATATAATCAGGCGCAAAATCATTTATGTAATTTTTTATATCTTTTTCTTTATCATAAAATATAGAATCCTCTTCATAATAACATCCAACACTTATAAAATTATCTTTTCCAACTGTGTTTATAATTTCATTTCTTTGGATAACAAAATTTGGACTATAGAGATTCCATTCAACAACTTTAATTATATTTCCTTCGTTTTTAATTTTTTTAATGAGCCATTCTAAATATTTTGGACCTCCACCAGTAGATAGATGCCCAGCAATAAATAAATATTTTTTAGGTGTATTTTTTGTTTCAATTTGCCCACTTCTTGTTTTAATAAAATCTACAACATCGTTTACTTCAGAGTGGCATTCAAAAGTTTGTTTGTTTTCTAAACATTTTACCAATGGAGGCACGCTATTTATCGTTCCCCATTCTTTTATACCGTACTTCATATCGGAACCGCAAAAAATATCACAAGGACCAGAGATATATTTATATTTATAAGCTTGAGAGCTGTTTCTATATGGTGCGCGTAATTTATTATTAATTGATGAGCCTAGTTGTATAATGAATGTATCAGTAGTACCAGCAAAATGCAACACGCCTGAATCCATAGTTATTACATATTCAGAATTATTTAAAACATGCCACAACTGTGATAGATTTAATTTATTACTTAAGTCTAATCCATTTTTAAAAGATAAAGAGTGAATTTTTTTATCAATATTCCAAAAGCCGTGTTCTGTAGCATTTTTTCCTACTATAACTATGAAATAATTTAATTTTTCTAGTTCGTTTATTAATTTTTGCCAATTTTCTTTAGAGTAAGTTCTAGATTCCCACGAAGTAGCAGCATGTAAACAAATATACTTTTGAGAAATCTTATAAGGGTTGTCTAAATCAGGGACGAAATCATAATGCATTTCCATATCTAATAGATCGAACCCTAAATCAACAGAATGAAATCTTCTGATATCAAAGAGGTTATGCTTTTTTTCAATGCCATTGTTGTTTTTCACTCCGCAACCCAAAAAAGTTTCAAAAACTTCAACATCGGTAGACAATTTTAATTGATTAAAATCTTCAAAAGAATAAATGTTTTTAACATATGGACTATTTTTAAATAATTCAGGAACATGTGTTACAACATTTATTTTTTGATTGTAAGACTTAGAAATTTTTCTTAAAGTTGGCGTCCCTGCTATAGTATCGCCTAAAGAATTTGAATTAATTTTATGATACAAATCTTTTTTTTTCATTTTTTAAAAATATGTTGTGTATTATAAGTTCAAATAAGTTCAAAGTCAAATTTAAATGTGTAAATTTATTTAAATTTTTAAAAATAACAATTCATCATGAACTTCTCTGTTAGTCTCTACATCTATGACTATAATTTTAAAACTTTTATGGTTTTTTAATTCTATTCCAGAATTCATATAATAATTTGTATTTACTGATAGATTCATTAATGGTGCATAAATCAAATCGTTAGTTTCTCCATTATAAATGTTAAAAATAAAAGATTTATTTACTATTACATTTTTAATATAAAAGACGTTATCATTTTCATTTATATATATATCAAAATCGCAGCAATGATTAGTTATCGTTTTGTGAAAAGTGGGTAAAAGACCAATTCTTTTTTTATAAAAATTTTCATTCACTATTAAATTATTATTATCATCGTAGCAAAAGGCGCATTTTAAATTTTCTCCTCCACTATATTTAACATTTTGCAACACAGTCTTTTCTTTAGTTCTTGGATCGTTTTCCAACCAAGAATAATGGTCTACGAAAGCTATATTTTTAGGTATAATATTTACGTTTGTATTTTTTTGAATTATTGTTCCATCATTATAAGCTATTTCACAATCAAAATTAAAACATTTTATTCCGCTATGTCTATCGCACCAATAAATGACGCTCTTATTGAACCCTTCGATCCAATAAGGTAATTTTATAACATAGTTTTTAAACTGCACATTATAAGCGTCGTAGCTAGGATTTTCTTGAACGTATTTTAAAATTTTTCTTATTTGTTCTTCTGTATAAAATTCATCAGCATCTATTACAAATATTAAATCAACTTTTCTGTCCAACATATAATTCAGCATATACGTTCTACTCTGTTCTTCGCTCCATCTATGGTTGACGCTCGTTGAATGAACTAAGAAATCTAAATTTTTACCTAATAATTTTATAAGAGAATCGTTGCCTTTATAATCAAATTTTAAATCTGAAAGATCGTATCTTCCATTTGTAGAAGCTAAAACTAAATTCAATTCTTCGCGCAAATTTAACCAAGGTTGAAAACATCTATCAATATGATCAGCACAGTTATACGAAGCAAAAAGAACTCCTATTTTTAAATTTGATTTAGTATTTTGTTGTTCGGGTTTTATTTTTTTTAAATCACCGATATGATAACAAAAATGCTCTTCTGATAATAAATTAGTTTGTTCTTTGTTAGATAAATTATATAACAATTCAAAAACAGGATCATTTTCTATAGATCCACCATTTTTAAAAAAATCAATTTTTATTAACGATGGATTTAAAGAAAAACAAGTGTAGCCAACTACCTCAGACCAAAAAAACATTTGTCCTATCTTTTTAGTTATGTGAAAATATGGTTTTTTTTCATTTTTAACAAAACCGGGAAACTCGGAAGTAGGCCAATTTAAATTTTTATTTACATCTAAATTTTTAAAATCCGTAGACAAAACTATTTGACAATAATTTGATTTATTTAAAATGTTTGTCAAAGCAAGCAGATCAAAATCTTTAACAAAAAGCCAATCATCTTCCAAAACAAAACAATATTTACTATTGCAAGTGATAAGCTCTTGTCTAAAAGTTTCAAAAATTTCAGCATGATTATTTTTTACTTCATTTGTTTTATTAATCTCATAAATTTTAACCTCTGGAAAATAATTTTTTATTAAAAATTTAATTTTATCAATATCTGAGCATCTGTCATTCACCAAAAACAATTCTTTTATAGAATTTAAACTTTTGCAATGTTTGTGAAAAGACTCAATTGTTATCGGAAAAGTTAAAAAGCTGTTTTTACTAACAAAAATACTTAAAGCCACATCTAAAGCATAAAAATTTTTATTTTTTGCGTAAATCATTCCTGCCTTGTCATTCGCACCCACGATGTCAACAGAATAATTTATAGACCGAAGAAGTTCTATAATCTCATTTTTACTTTCATTATGAAATTCCAAAACAATTTTTTTAACGTTTTCTCGTAAAAAATTTATATTTTCATAATTAAATATGAAACTCTCTCCACCTTCGCAGTCTACTTTCAAATAATCTATTTTAGAAATATTATTTTTTTCTATAAAATTCTTGAAAGTTATTGTTTCAATTGATATTGTTTTTATGTCTGTAGGTGAATTTTTTATATTAGCTTCTGTAATTTTTGAACACCCAGAAGTATCACTATCAAACGGTATTTCAAGTTCTGAAAGACCATTTTTATCAGATATGGCGTAGTTATTTAATATTACATTATTTAAATCATGATATTTTTGTATTATTTTTACACAAGCTGGATTAGGCTCACATGAATAAATAATTCTAGCTTTTTTATCATTTGCGTATTTAATAAAAGCTCCAACATTGGAACCTATATCAACGACAATATCATCTTCTTCCACATCAATTGAAAAATTGTTATACATTTTTTTTTCAAAAATTTCAAAATAACTAAAAAAATCCACATCGTAATTAAATTTAAAATTAGAATAAGCGTTAAAATTAGGCTCATCATGGACACGAAAAGTTTCTGAAAAAATACAATCACCATTTAGTTGAAAGACGACTAAAATATCTTGATGTATATATTGCTTAAAAATTGCAAAGTTAGTAAAAAAATTTGTATTTAGTGGAAGAACGCCTAATACTTCTTGATGAATTATAAAACCATTCCGACTATCAGCGATAATTATTTTTAATTTTGAATCTATTTTTTCGCATAAATTATAGTGAAGAATGCATTCATTTTTGTCAAAATTGAAAATTTCAATTATTTTTTTTGATAGATAATCGTATTGATTCATATATTTTTAATTTTATTTATGTCGGCGCATGAGTGGCGCACTTCTTTCTTTGCTTCTTTGTATATTATATGACTACCGAATTGTTTTGCAAGCGAGTTTATAGAAATAGAATTGCCGGTTCCAATATTAAATATCTCATTCTTGACCATAGTAATTATCAGTCTAGAAATATAATTGCACACATCGTTAACACTGACGAAATCCCTAGTCTGTTCACCATCTCCATAAACGATCAACGGCTCTTTTTTCTGAGCGGCGACATTAAATGCCGTTATGACTCCAGCGTATTGCGGATTCTGCCCTTCACCATACACATTGAAGAAGCGAAATATTAAATAATCAATACCCCATAGTTGGCAATACGTTTGTATGTATTTTTCGGACGTTAACTTATCTAATCCGTATGGGCTGTTAGGTTCAACGGCATCAGTTTCGCTTACCGTACCTTCTTTACTGCCATATACCGCTGCGCTAGAAGAGAAGACGAATTTCTTAATCTTATGAAGGTGGGCGGCTGATAATAATTTTATAGTACAGAATGCATTATTGCCAAAACTATTTATTGGATCTTCAAATGATTTCGGCACGCTCACCATACCGGCTAAATGTATAATAGTATCTATATTATCGAAGAAAACATCGTTAACGTCGATATCTAGTATATCTATTATCTTTTGTTTGTCGGGTGGGAGTGCGGGGCTGCTAATTTTGTCCAAATTATAAATGTCATGCCCATCACTAGACAATTTTTTTATTAAATGGGTGCCGATAAAGCCGCTGCCACCAGTAATTAATACGCGCATATGTGCATAAATTATAAAAATTCAAGATATCTATTTCTAAAAAAAAACATAATAAAGATTTCTTTGACATCGGCGGCTAAAAATGTATCATATATTAATAATTATGGATACCACATCCAACGAACCAAGAAAATGCTGCGTTTGTTCAGTTGTTTTAATTCCCGGCGATAATATACATGAAAACTATTACAAAAAAGGTGTAAAAATTTGCAGATCATGCAAGACAAAAGCCAATCAAGAAAAAAGAAAAAAAACTGACGAATTATGCGCGACATCTGAACACGCACGTTGGAAAAGAGTTGGGAGCTTAGTTTCTGATTGTTCTAGTAGAACTAGAGAAGGCAGAGTAAAATTGACAAATGATACTGCGCCGATTTTAATACAACATCTTAAAGAAAAATATCCAGTTTTACCAATTAAGTGTCCGATATTGGGTGTTGATGGTGTTGATGGTTTTGATCTCGTATATTCATCTGCCAGTTTAACAGATCCTAATAGAAACAACTGCATATCAATAGACAGAATAGATGCTAGTAAAGGATATATTGTCGGTAATGTGCAAATTATATCTCATAAAGCAAATAGACAAAAAAGCGATGCAAGCTTAAGCGATATTCTAAAATTGGCTGCACATGGTTTTGGAACTGATAAAAAAAATAACAATAAAGTTATAAAAAATAATGGGTTCGTATTTTTTTCAAAAAATAATAGGGAAAAAACGAATAAAAAGGCAAAAATCTTAGAAAAAAATGGGGGGATAACCATTGGGTTGGTAGATGATGGTCAGTTTGAGTTTAGTTTTGTAAATGGATCAGTATAATAAAGAGCGATTTTAATAAATGATTGCAATATAATGGTTGGTTATATTAAACATTATAATGTTTAAGAATTTGGGGTTTGAGAGATTGAGAATAACCTCCCCCCGCCTATATCACACAAAAGTAAACAACTTTTTTTTCAAAAAAAGGGGGGGGATGACCCCCTCCCCCCCCTACCTTGGCACGGTTCGTGCTAGATGCGGCGCAAAATTAAACACCCCCCTCCTAGCAGGTTCTGTGCCAACCTGTCGATTCCAGGCCATCGAAAAAAAGTGAGAAAAAAAGCAGATAAAAATTGACAACCTGCAAAATTTCTGGCAATGTATACACATGGAAAACAAAATGACGGTTCTGAAAATCAACAAGTTCAAGAGCGTGGTTCTGGTCTCGGTCACGTACCGATTGGCGAATGGCGAAGTCCGTGTGGCTTCTGGCAAGACCGAAAGCGAAGCGATGGCGAACATGACAACCGAGACGACAAAATCGGTTGACTTCGCTCCGCTTGCGAAACGCAGCAATAGCGGCACGACCTTCCGAAACAACCGAGGCATGATGGTCGAGGTCTGAAAAAAAAGTGAAAAAAAAGTAGACAGAAAACGCCAACTAGACTAAGGTAACACCATGACAAACGAATTCGCCAACATCAGCGCAGAGAGCAACATGAGCGACATGATCACCCTGAGCTTCGAAGAAATCACCGAAGCCAACGCATGGTTCGACATGGTTTCCGCTCAATTCGACGAAGTCGAAGCGGCATGGGATCGCCTTGTTGAATACGTTGACAACATCTAACACAACAACAACAACTCTAATACAATAACAATATGTCAAAACAATCTCTTTCTATCAATCAAATCATTCAGTTGCGCCAAGGTCTAGAACTACGTATCACAGAACTACAAAAGCGCATTGATCAGTGCAATGACATTAATCTGCCCGGTACTGCAAAACTCTGGCAAACCGATTTGAATGAAGTTACCGAAATGCAAAACATATTGAATTCTTGTTACATGGTAACTCTTGAATAAAAGGTAATACAATAAGGGCTGTACTAGTACAGCCCTTACAATAACAATATAATAACATGCAAGACATTAACAACAACGAACTCGCCACCCTTCGTATCGCTCTTATGGATAAGATAGATAAGATGGATAGAATCATCAAAGAGTGCGAAAAGACAAACGATCAGCTTAGTAAGTTATATTGGGAAGAAGCTATTGTTAAACACAATGAATTGTTAAACAAGTTGTATGATATGCAGAGATAGTAATACAATAGCGCAGCAAGAAGCGTGCCAACCACCTTGGCACGGTATCTGCTCCCCCCCCCCTAGGGGGGGGAGGGGGGGTGGGGCCTAGCAAGGCCCGTGCCAACCTATCCGCCAACCCTCAGTATACGTCGTCAACGTATTGGTTCGCGTCGTCTGCGACATCGTCGTAGACAGGCTCTGCGACATCGTCGCAGGTTGGGACGTTGTCCACCGTGCTGTCCTCGGTTCCGTTGTACGCGCCATAGAACTCCTCGGGTGCGACGGTGGCGAAACTGGCGACTTCGTTCTGCGGATCAATCATTGAATTCATACGTACAGAGTAGGCTGGAAACCTTCCAGACACAAGAAAAAAATGCATAAAAAAGAAAAAAAAATTATGCAAAAAAAGCTTGACACAGCCAACCGCGCATGAGTATAATGGGGTATCCCGAAGGGATACCCCTCCCCCCCCCTCCCCCCCAGGGGGGGGGGGGGGGGGGGGCCAAGG